GTCGATAAGTGGCCGGACGACAAGCCACCAGAGATTGAGTTTCATTTAAAAGGAGGGTTTAAGGAAAGGAAGGATAACGGTGAGTACATTTATCATCGAGATGGGGTTTTAAGCTTTCCTACGGGAAAGACTTCTGAATTGATCGGAAAGATCACCAACGAAGCGGAGGCTTTGGACAGTATGCTCGCTTCCTGTATCAAGAATGTGGGTACTTATGGAAGGGTGGATAGTTCCATGGCTCAGGCGTTAAAGAAGACTGACCGTGAAGAGTTGCTATATTCACTGAGCGACGGGCTCCCAGGCATAAAGCAGGGTAAGTGGATCACTTGCGAATGTGGAGTGGACCTTGAGTTGAGTTTGGACTTAGTCTCTTTTTTCGACGGACGGCGGCGGAGAGCGAGAAAGCCCTAGATAATCTTTATGAGTGTGTGAACTACCTAGCACATCGTTACGGTTGGTCTGAGTCTGAAATTTTACGATTGCCGATAAGACGGCTTAATCGATACACCGAGTTAATCAACCGTGATCGGCGAAAGGAAGAAGGCAAGCGATGAGTGCCGGTAGTCAGATGCTTTTGGGGATTAGGCTTCAGTTAGACGCTGAAGGGTTAGTGACAGGGGCCTCCGTAGCCGAGAGTTCGCTTCAAAAAATCCAAAACAACGTGCACACCACGCAGCGGAAGGTTTCCGAAGCCGGTAACGCAATGAAAGACTCCATGAATGCGAGTCTTGGCGTAGGCGCTTTGGGAACGGCTGCGATGGGGGTTGGGAAGGCTTTAGATGCAGCTATCACTCCGGCGATAGACCAAGCGAAGTCTTTCCAGGTGGAGATGTCTCAGTTGCGGTTTGTTTCGAAGGCAACTGAGGATGAGTTGATGGAGCTCGAGCAGGTTGCTTTGAAAACCGGTTTAGAGACCCAGTTTTCCCCGCAGGAGGCGGCTGCGGCCATCCGGATGTTGAAGGCAGCGGGTTTGTCTACCGAGACATCTCTTAAGAGTTTGAGTGCTACTCTTGACACAGTTACGGGTTCCGCGGGGTTGCTTGATTTGCAGACGGGTGCCACGGCCACCGCGGCGGCGTTGTTGAAGTTCAGCCATACGGGGGAAACCGCCCGGGATATTATGGATACGTTTGCCAATGCGACAAGGGAAACGAACCTTCAGTTCCACGACTTGCCCATCTTCATCAACTCTTTGCGGGATGCGCCGGCAAAGATTAAGGCCACATCGTCGGAGGCAATCGCTCTAGTCGGTGTGCTGAAGAACGCCGGTATGCAGGCTGCTCAGGCGGGTCAGACGGTGGATATGTTTGCCAACAAGTTCCTTGTGGTCTATCGAAGGTTGGAGAAGTATCTAGAGAAGAATAACATTTCTGAGCAAGACTTACTGGCAGGGTATACCGATAAGAAGATGCCCCAAACGGTAAAGGCTTTTCAGAAGCTGGGCGTTTCGATGTTCGACGTTAACGGCAACCTGAAGAACATGACTCAGTTCTTTGGTGAATTGATCGATGCTTCGACGAAGTTATCCGGGGAGAGTGCGAAGAGTTTTTTGGTAACAGCTTCTACGGTGTTTGGAGCTAGGGGAGGCCCCCTTATTACCGCGCTTCGGGATATGAAACGGGGTTCTCTTACTGGTAGGGCAGCGTTTGAAGACTTGGTTCATACCCTAGAGAAGTCCGGCGGGGCTTCCCGGGAGGCCGCTAAGGCGTTCGAGGATACGCAAGTCGGTTTGGAAGTGTTTATTCAAGGCACAAAGGATACGATCAATATCGCTCTGGGAAAGACTTTGATACCGTATTTGCATAAGTTTGGGGGTGTTTGGAAGAAGGTGTTGGGGGCTTTCTTGGAGTTCATCGAGAATAACCCGACGTTTGCCAAGGCTTTGATGGGCACTGCGGCAGCTTTGATGATAGCTGCAAAGGTTGCTGGGTTGGTCATTCTAGCCTTCGCCGGGCTGTTATTTTGGTCTACGGTGGTGTCTCCCGCGATTGCAGCGGCAGGGGGCGCCGCCGGCATCGCTGCAATAGGATTTGGGGCCTTGCAGGCAATGTTGTGGCCTTTGATTCTGATTGCCGGAGCTGTCGCGGTCGTATTCGTGGCTTTGTACGGCGTAATAAAGATATTTAAGTATCTAATGACGGGCAATTTAGAGATTGCGAAGTCCTTCCAAAGATTGATGAAGACTTTCTCAATGATAAAGAAGGGGATTACAGAGCTTTGGTCCGGGGAAGAAGGTAAAGAGCAAACGGTTAAAGCCCTGAAAGCCATGGGGCTTTACGGAATCGTTACCACTATCATTGGGATTAAGAATCGGATTGTTGCCGTCTTTAGTGGGTTTGTAGATGGACTGATTTATGGGTTTAAGTCAATAGCGTTAGTGCTGTATCCTGTTCAGTTGGTGATAAGCTATGTTATCGATGCCTTCAGAAGATTGTTTGAGTCTTGGGGTCCGATGAAGGACGTTTATGAAGTGGCAAAAGGATGGAGAGCTTTCGGGTTTATACTGGGGTGGATAGCTTCGGTGGTTCTAACTGCTTTGATAGTTAAGGTGTCCTTGTTAGCCTTGCCGTTCGTTATTCTCGCGGCGAAGGTATTAATTGTAGCAGCAGTTATCTATGGTATATTTTGGATATTGCGTAAAATTTTTGTGGGGTTGGGTACTTTAATAGGTTGGGTTGCGTTTAAGATTTATCAGTTGTTTGTCTGGTTAAGAGAGAAGGCATTTGCATTCGGAGTTTATTTCTATGTTGCTTTCTTGAAGCTCAAAGTTTCTCTAGTGAAATTGGCTGTGGGGATATTCCGAGCAGTCGCTAATCCTATAGCAGGTGTAGGTATATTCATTCGGGATAGCTTTAATAACGCTGTCGGATATTTAATGAGTTTGAAGACCCGTGCGGCACAGGCTGCGAGTGGTTTCATACAGGCATTTTTTGATGCTATTCAGAGTAGGTGGGAAGCTGTTAAGGAATGGTTTAGTGGAGCGTTGCAGTGGATTCGGGACCGGCTCCCTGGTTCGGACGCCAAAGTAGGCCCTTTATCTACTCTCACGCGAGCTGGGCAGGGTTTCTCGCAGGCCTTCGGTGAGGGCATAGAGCAAGGGGCTCCGGAGCTTCAGGGAAGAGTTACTCGAGTCCTTGAAGGCACAGCGCCGGATGGGGAAGGACTTGCCGGGGCTTATGCCAAGCCGGATGGGGTCCTTCCTAAGGGTGAAGGTGCTGATGACCGGAAGGCTTCTATTACAAACAGTCGAGGCGGAACGGTAATTACGATTCAAAAGATGGAGTTCAATGTTGCGGAGGCCACTCCGGAAGAAGCCGAAAGTCTTGCTGAGCAGATTATCGAACGGATACGGACGATGCTAGATGAAGAGCAGGAAGTGGGGTTTGTATGAGGGTAAACGGAACCAGGGCCGAGAGGGCTTATCTAGCGAAAATTCTGGATGGGGAAGTAACGTATATTTATGAGTTTCAATTTAACCCTTCTGAAGATGAAAAGACCCGTGAAGTTGCTTGGGCGTGGGCTGTCGTAGGGCCGCTTTTGCCTGAAGCCATCTTCATACGGCTTTCTAGGGAAGCCTTCAGTCTTCAGCTTTTTCTAGACGCAACCGAGAATTATGACCCAGAGAAGCAGGGGGTAGGAGCGGACATTGCGGCGTTGGACAGTTTTACTATGCCCTACCCGGAAATTTATTGTGCGGATATGGGGCAAGTAGCTTCGCCGCCGTTAACGCTTTTTGGTATTGGTGAGGATGCTTATTATGTTGTGGTCAATGGTGTTAACGTTAGAGTCGTTAGACGAAATAGTGAAATGCATCCGACCAGAGCGTATGTTGATTTGAAGCTTACATCCACCTATGTAGATACTTCACAAATGCTAAATTCATTGAACAAGAATTCTGAGTTAGCTCGTAAGGTGTTGGTAGCAAGGAGGGCGTAGTGCTTACAGTAAGTTCAAGATACATTACAGTTGGGAAGATTAATTATGTAGTATCTTCCGGCGAGAGTGTCGGTCTTTTGAGGATGCGGCCAACTACTACGGTTTCACTTGATGAAACACAGTCATACGTAGTGAAAGCCGGTGATACTTTTGAGAGTCTTGCGGCGAAATATCTAGGTAATGGAAGAAAGTGGTGGGTGTTGGCTGATGCGAATCCCCATATATTCTGGCCTTTAAGCTTAAGAGCTGGTGATAGAATTGTAATACCTTCAAAAGCCCAGGCGTTATTATCATGAAAGAAATATTCATTTCTATGTGGGTTGGCGGCCGGAGATTTTCGAGTTGGACCGTTAACAGGATTATATCATTGAGGCTTACGGACCACTTAAAAAAAGCTAATTCTGGAAAGATTGTCTTCAGTGACCCTAGGGCAGAGTTGAACACTTCAGGGATTTTAAGAAAAGGGGGTTTAATTCATTTTATGGTTGGGTGGACCCATGAAGTAGAACCAAGAGGTCCATACGTTATAAAGTCTTATGGTATGAATTTTCCTGCAAACGGTGAGCCGAGGTTCACTATAAATTTTCAGGATTTAAGCCACAAGCTAGATAAGAAGCAGAAAAAGCGAAAGCATATTGGGACGGCTGCAAGTATTCTAAAGAAGATAGCAAAAGAGCATGGGTTGGGTTACGATATAGATTCAATAGACGGTTTGGAGTTTACCGATGATTTTCCGTTGAATCAGGCATCTTATTCGGACGCCACGCTGCTACAGTTACTGGCCGATCGTTATGGGTATGTCTGGGGAGTTTCGGGTGGAAATCTGATATTTAAACGTCCAGCAGACAGGCAAATGAAAAAGAAAGCTGAGCCTGTAGTGCTATCTTATAGGATAAATGACTACTCGATTTCTTCCTTAGTTCCTGAAGTTAAGTATTCTAAACGCGGAAAGAAAAAGGGAGCTAATAAGCAGGATAGTAATATAGACTTTGGGGCGGATAATGACGAGGGTGGAGGTATCTTAGAGGATATGCTCGCCAAGGATATGACCGAGGAAGAAAGGCAAGAGTTGTTCGCCGAGCATAAAAATGAGGCTGAGCTTGCGGTGTTGATAGAAGAGAATCTGGGGTCACTTTTAGCGAAGAATGTAGGTGAAGGGTTTCGTAAGTTCTATCATGAAGCTGTAGACAGTTCTGAGCGGCTTATAAGCTGGGCAGCTGGAACGGGATACCAGACAACTAATGAGAGTTTCAATCGAGCTGAGAGCCAATGGTATACACGACAGATTAAGAAGGATGTTGAGTTACATACGGACCCAAATTTAAGTGATAACCCAGATGCCCCTCAGTCAATTTATGATGAGGTTTGGGAGTTAGAGAACGCCGAGACTACCTGGGCTACACCGGCAACGCTTGAGGAGCTTGCTCGCCGCAGGAAAGCTAGATTAAGCGTAACAGAAACAATAACGGTTAAGATTATTTTGAATATCGCTTCAATTAAGTATCATCCGGGGGAGATAATTACGCTTGCTGGGGTTGGCATTTATAATGGAAATTACTTGATAAAAGAAGTGGAGCATATTTTTAGTCGGCGTGGGATGCCGTTTAAAACACGGATAACAGCATTCAAGAGAGCGGCAGGTATAAGTAGAGCGGCTATACAGAGAATTGCTAGGCAGGAGGAACGAGTCAGAAACGGTAGGGCGTCTATTTCAGGGATAGCTGAAAAGACATATGAGCCAGAATTGGATCGAATCGGTATTGTGAATAAGGTTGATAATGCTTAGTTCGGATGAGTTCAAAAGAAGATTTTCCAAACGGTATTTTGGTAAGTATCGAGCGTATGTTCGGGATGTTCAAGACCCCAAGAAGCTTGGTCGGATAAAGGCCGTCGTTCCAGCAGTTTTAGGAAATGAAGACGATGTTGGTTGGGCGTATCCTCTCCCCTCTTCTGGGGGTGGCGTTAATACGGGAGACCTTCAGCTTCCGGAGAAAAAGGACTTTGTTTGGATAGAGTTTGAGGAAGGTGATGTGAGCCGGCCACTGTGGTCTCCGGGGTCGTGGGGAATACGCGGCGGGGAGAGCATGGTTCCGAAGCACTCTAGGGGGGAGTTAGATGAAACTGATTATGTGTACCGAGAGACGGGGAACCTTCCTCCAACCCAGTTTTCCGGACAATACGGCAACGTCCGGGTGATTCAAAACAGGTCTGGGGGCAATTTCATAGAGCTCGACGATACTCCGGGAGAAGAGCGCTTACAGATAAGCCATCGAACGGGTACTCGAGTAGAAATGACGGCTGACGGAAGTCTTCAGGAGGCCTCGGCCGGGACTGTCCGGAGGAACATCGGCGGAGCGCATTCGGTAGAGGTTGCTGGGAACGAAGAAGTTTCGATTAAAGGAGCGAGTACGTTCACGGCTGAAGCGCAGAGAACGGAGACCTATGAGGGGCCGGTCACCCAGAACTTTGGTGAGTTGACTCAAGTGGTGGGGAACATCTCCCAGAAGAGTGAAGCCAAGACTCAGGTAGTGTCCGGACCATGGGCGGTACAGTGTGGGGGCCAGGGGAGCATGATGTTCAACGGTGCCCTTGCGTTCATGATACAGCAGAACCTTCAGATGACCGTTTTAGAGAATGCGGAAATCGCTGTATCCAATGCCACGGGATTGCCCACAGCTGATTCTCTGTTGCTTCATGGATACAACGGGAATGTCCATCTAACCGCTTCGGACGCTACTGGATTGGTATCAAAAGCTGAGGTGTTGTTGAAGGGGAACTCCCCCACGGCTAATATCCTCCTAGGTGGGGCTGCCGCGACTGAGCCGATGGTCTTGGGCAATTTGTTCAAAACTTGGATCACGACGTCATTGTTGCTGCACACCCATCCAACGGGTACTGGGCCGAGCGGTCCTCCGGTGGAAGCTGCGGCTATTTCGGCTCAAATAGATACTTTTTTGTCTACGGTTATTATGGGGAAGTTCGTATGAGTATGCTTTCAGTAGTTGCCCAGTTTCCCGGGAATCTTCAAAGTTTGTGGGAGGGGGCTGATGAGAATACTACGGTGTATGAAACGGCAGATTTGATAGAAGATTTTTGGGGGAATTGTGAAGTTTCAGGGTATCCTCAACCGGCCAATCAAACGAATGTTATTTTGCAGACATCGTATCCGGGGTTCGGTCTCATTTCTGAGCCGCTTTTATCTCATACAGCGGCGTATGCAGCTCAAGCTTTCGAGACGGGTTTGACAGCTTTATGTTTGGCTACAACTTTTATTTTGGTAGCGCCCCCTTCGGCCGTACCACCGATTTTTCCTGCACCCGGAGGGACGGCTACCCCGGGGTTGTTGACCGCGGCTTTGACCGCGATATTTACAAGCGGAGCTGCTCCAGGGGCGGTAACACCCACTGCTCCTTTGGTTGCAGCGGAGATAATCAAATTTTTAAATGGGTGGTTATGTAATGTTTTGATTCCGCCGGCCACGACGCCGGTTCCATTGCCAATAATATGAAAAAGTTCGATGAAATTATTGTGAGAGATACAGCCAAGGAAATTGCCCGGCGATGCAAAAAAGCACAAAGCCAGAGCCTTGCTGTAAGAGCTAAAGTTTTTGTTGATGTAGTCGTATTCCTTGCGGAGTATCGAATAAATCAACTGGAAAAGCAGTTAAGAGCTCTTGCAGTGGTTACCCGAGATAGGGTTGAGAGGAGCAATAATCATGGCTGAGTGGAAAAGCTTTAATCCAAGTGACTTAATGCCCAATGAAATTATGGACTTAGCTTCAACATGCAGTTCTGTGGGAGACCAGGTTGCCACAGTTTTGGATGCCGCGGCAACAGTGTTGGATGTAATAAAGAATTTTGTTTCGGGGTATAATGACCCGTTAGCTTCTGTCATTGATTCGTTACAGGATTTGATAATGTCTACTGTTCAGCAGTTTACCCAGGCCGGGGTTTATATGCTGAAGCATGTTCCGTTATCTTCTAAGATTCCTGCGAGTCCTACGAAGTGGCTGTATGACGTGGCGAGTTCTTTGGACGATGTCTATGATGAAAATCGGCCGATATTGGTTGACCCTAACGCCTATATAGGGGCCGTAGTTTTCATGGCAACATCCCAATACTACAAAGATTTGATGAGTTTGTTCTATGGCATGCTGAGGTTGTTTGGGCTAGCCGGGCCAACAGAAGATCAAATAGCTGCTTGGAAAGATATTGGAATGGACATCCCCATAGTTCCTGGAGTTGGGAGGGCACCTGATTGGGAGTCAAAGCGAATGATTGATTTCATTCCTGAGTTGGGGACTCTTGCCGACTTGCTTATCAACTTCTCTTTGGGGATAGCCGCAGCTCAGGGGGCTTCGGACTTGTACAGTATGTTTGCCGATCAGCTTGCGGCAAAAGCGGAAGCATTAAGGTCCATTGCTGACGATGCAGCGTCGATTGCCAGCAAGTTTGAGCAGAATATGGGGTTTGAGGGGGCTTATATGCTGCCTATCTATGGACAAGGGGATAAGGAGTGGTTACAGAGTCAACTGACCAATTCTACTGGAGGGCCTAGGGACATACGGGGTGCACAGTTCTCCCTAGGTGTGGTATTCTTGGCTACAGGAGGCACATCAACCCCGGCCGATTTGTTGTTTACATTGATTGGGTTGAGTACGGAGTAATTCATTATGGACTATCCGCAGGGCATAAAGTTTCCTTTTCGTATTCAGCCAGCTGGAGGTGTGGGTTTGGTAAACTCCGGTATGAAAATAACCTCTAATCTGCATGCTTTGATTTTAACCTTTGTGAATGAAAGACTGATCTACAAGGATGTGGGTACTGTAGGATATATGGCCGTGCTCAGAACTAATAGTATGGTAGGACTATTGCGGCATTTGATAGAGGAAGCCATTACTTCGTTTGAGCCGAGAGCTGCAAGAGTGCGGGTCGAAGTCATCCCTAGAGAAGAGTCGGGCACTCAGCGGGTGTATGTAAAAGTTTCATATGTTTTTACTCTTTCGGGTGAAATGGTCTATAGTGAGTTAAGGTTAATTTAGGAGGCACGATGCCTACAATAACACTGCTTTCAGGTAATGTGGCACACATCAATTTGGAGTCCCGTGATTTTGAAAGTTTTAGGAATGATATAGTTGGTGAAGGGGGTTTAGCTGATTTATACCTGCCCAACTGGACGGATAGGTCTCCCCTAGACCTTGGGGTAGCGTTAACAGAGGTGATGGCATTTTTTGCGGATAACCTGTCTTACTATCAAGATAGGTGTGCAAATGAGGCATTACCCTTAACTTGCATAGAGAGACGTTCGGTAATTGAGCATTGTCGATGGATAGGGTATGAGCTTCAGCCGATTCAGGGGGCTTCTGTTGATTTGACTATTGTCACCAATGGAAGCGGCACGATGCCGGCAGGAACTAAGATACAGGTAGATACTTCTGATGGGTCAAAGCAGGCAACCTTTGAGTTGTATGAAGATTTTGTTTCTACTGGGGCAGGAACGTATATTGCACAGCTTGCGGTTCACGGGGAGTCCCGGGAGGATACCCCTCAGTCGAGTTCCGGTGGAGCAGGTCAGCAGTTTACCTTGCAGGCGGCGCCGATGGCGTTAGGGCCGGACGGTAGCCCGAGTCTTGAAGTATGGATTGAAGAGGGTGGACCAGCAGAGATATGGACGCTAGTTGGGAACTTTATCGAGTCTTCGGCTACCGATAAAGTCTACCGTATTTATACGGATGAAAACGATATTACAACGGTAGAGTTTGGCGATGGTGTGAAGGGGAAAATCCCGGATGCTGGAGTAGGAAATATTGTCTTCAAGTATCGCGTTGGTGGGGGTGTTGAGGGAAATCAGGTAGGTCCGAATAAGCTCACAAGGTTTCCGGCACAGCATACTTTTGTGGATTCCGTAACGAACCCATTAAGGCCCTCCGGAGGGCAAGAAAAGGAGTCAGTAGAAACAGCAAAGGTTAATGCTCCGGCGAGTTTAATCTCGATGGAGAGAGCTGTAAGGCATGATGATTTTGCTGTTCAGGCTATGAAGGTTTCAGGGGTCGCTTCTGCAAGTGCCAGCAGGGATTCTCGAAGCCCTTTGATTGAGATTGTAACGCTTGCGGCTTATGGGGAGAATCCGGTTCCTACAGGTACTTGGAATAAGTGGACACAAACAGGTAGCGGACTGCTCGGTCAGGTAGGAGAGCATTTACTGACGTTGTGTACTGTCCCGATTATTCTTGATATTAGGCCATGCCGTCCGATTTATGCAAATGTGGCTTTCGAGGTGTTCTTCATACGTACGATACATGTTGAAGACGGGCTGGCCGCAGTTCGGAGTACTATTAGGGATTATTTTTCTTCGGAAAACCGGGAGATAGGTGTGCTGTGCCCCGTATCGGGTCTAATCGCACGGATAGAGCAGACATATGGGGTTGATTATCTCAATACTCTGAGGTTTCAAAGAACACCCCTAGAGAGAAGGCTGTCTGGACTCAATTCGGACATAACTTTTCAGATGATTAAAGTTGGACCGGAGACCTTACAGGATAGGCATACTATAACCTTTATAACTCCGAGTACTTTTGAGGTGTATTCGGAGCAGTATGGGCAGCAGATGGGGGTTGGTTCGTTAGATTCGACTTACACTACAGATGACGGAGGTTTTTCTTTTAAAATCTCAAGCGGGTCATATCCACCAATGGTTAAAGAAAAGTGGGAAATAGTAACTGGGGCTTACGTGGGCAACATAGATTTGGATTATGATGAAGTCTGTGTGCTATCCGAGGATGAGGAAATACCCATAACACCGAGAGTTGCTGATTAATGGAATTACTTAATACCCTCACTAAGTTCAGGGCTGATAGGCTATATCAACCGTTGGACAGTCTCATTAGAAGGGATATTAACGATAATTCAGTTGAGACTATTATTGTTGGAAGTGTTTTAGAAAATCGCAAAGTTAATATTGAGTATGGATTAGAGCTGACTATAGCGAATAGATTTCAGACCGGGGAGTTGATTTTAATTCAGGATTCATCAGGCGTAGGTTTAAGTCATCGATACAGTTTTTCTGAGCCTGAAATTAGCGAAGTTGAATTTAGTTCTGGAATAGTAGGAGTTAATATTCAACTTTATATTCAGTGTACAGGGATAGGTGAAAATCCCATATTTCGGTATAGGTATACAACCATACCGGTTACCTAGGAGGGTATCGAATGGCTTCTAAGCATTATGAATTGTCGGGTATTGATAGCAATGTTGAAATTGGCAAAAGGGGTCCGAGGGTTAAGGATAACAGTGGTGCTGTAGAGTTTCGGAATCAAGCCGACGATGATTTTGTCGTTGTCCGTGGTGCGGACCCGGTAGCTGCAAATGATTTCGTCACCAAGCGGTATATGGAGACCCGGGCTTCGGTTTATGTTACCGGGCAGATTGACGGGGGATCTCCACCGGCTGCGGGGACTCCGGGAAGAGTGTTCATATGCACCACTACAGGTGGTGGGTACACTATTAATTATCTCTACTGGGATAACGGAGTTACGTGGGATGAGATTGTTCCGGCTGAGGGGCAAGTGGTGTCTGTCACCGATGATCTTTCAGGAGGAACGGTAGAGTTCACAGGAGACCATCTCTATCTTTGGGATGCCGACGGAAGTGCTTGGGTAGACCTCGGGCCGACGCCGGCGGCACAGGAGGTTGTGAAGTCGTCGAGACTGGCTTTTGATTATGCCGATGTTGGAGCAAATTTGATTGTCAATGTCCCGGCAAACGCGATTGTAACCAAGGTTATTCTCAATGTCACTCAAGCGTGGGATGTAAACCAGCCGTATGTTGAGGTAGGAGATGCCGCAGACGCCGACCGGCTGATGCAAGAGAAGGGAAACGACTTAGCGAAGGTTGGGGTTCAGGTTACCGACGCAGGATATCTCTATGGAGTGGCAACCGACGTGAATGTGACTTTGAGCAACAATGGAGGTACTCCTACACAAGGGCAGGCGATTATCGTTGTTCATTATGACCTGATTTAGGTGAAGAATGGGTAATGTAAAAGCGGGCAACCTTGAAGGGACATTGCAAGAGGAGTTCTATATCGGGAAGGGGGATATAGATACTCCAGGACAGAATATTATAGGACTTCGAACTGATGGTTCTGGGAACGCTGAGTATAAAGAAGCTGGGGGTTCCTGGAAGCCATTTAGTTCGTTTGATGTAGATAGTATTCTTGTGGATGACGTAACAGGTGAAGTGTTAACAGACGACGTTCTTGGTAACGTTTTGGTAAGAGAGTAAAGCATGAGTTTTCATTCGACAGTCAGTCTAGGAGCAAGGCATGGTCCGCATAATTGGGAGTATGCAAATCAGGCCGCAAGGGAGGGTGCTACCGGTTTTCTTTCTACCGATGTCTATAAAGTCGCTTTGCAGCTAGACGATTTGTCTTTATGGCTCTTGGTTGATACTTCCCCTACTTGGCAAGCGTTCGGTACCCTATCCGCTCACGGCGATCTTTCAGGGTTGCCCGCACCTGCGGACGACCATACTCAGTACTTGCACATCGACGGTAGAAGAGCGATGTCAGGTAATTTGAGTTTGGGTGGAAATGCAATTACCAGTGTAGGTAATGTTGACGGTCGAGACGTTTCGGCTGATGGGTCCACTTTGGATTCTCATGTAGGAAATACTTCAAACCCTCACAGCGTGTCAGCGGCGCAGGTGGGGGCTATACCGGCTATCTCGAGTCCTGCTCATGGGGATATTATCTATCGAGGGTCTTCAGCGTGGGACCGCCTAGCTGCTGGAACTTCAGGGTATTTGTTGCAGACCAACGGAGCAGGGGTGGCACCTTCTTGGGTTGAAGCCCCGGTAGGAATGGTTACAGTTGCAAGTGGAGTTAGTGAGGCTGAGTCAAGTACAACGTCGTCATCATTTCAACAGAAGCTTAGAGTTACAACTCCTTCTTTGACTAACGGATTGTCTTATTTGATTCAATGGTCTTGCGAAATAGGGGCATGGGCTGATGAGGATGTTGAGTTTCGAATGCAGCTTGACGATACCACAACCATAGCCACGCATTCTTGGAAGAACAATCCGTATGTCACGCGATATATGCCATGTAGTGGTTTTTACCCGAGTTCGGCGTTGAGCGGTGCAATCAACATTGATATGGATTGGAATAATGCGTATGGGTTTAACCCTGCGTATATCAGAAGAGCTCGCATAATGATTTTCCAGCTCCCCTAGAGAAAGGCAGAGGGCATTACATGGCTATCTATACGTATTATAAGTCTACAGATTTTCCAGCACAAAAAGTTGCACCGGGGAAACTGCATAAAGAAATAGCAGAGAGTAGTATTACCGTTGATCTAAATGGTATAACTACTCAGGGTAATGAGGATGAAGTTTATTTAGATTTTGATGGGACATTGTCTTCTGGCGAAGAAGCCACTCTTGACGCGATTGTTGCAGCACACGGTGGGGACGAAGACCCAGCACAGAGTTCTGAGATAACTGAGTTTTTGGATATTAATACCATTGTTACAGATCCAACAACGAGTTTGTATGGTCCGTTTTTTATAATGCAGTTAATGTTGAACAGGAAAGCCTTGTATAATGACAGTGATAGTCCATTATACGAAGCAGGGTACACTCCTTTGTTGGGGGAGCTGGGTTCTGTACAATATCTTTTAGACATCCACGAAAAGACAGGATGGCATAGGGTGGAGCTAATGCAAGCAAGATATTCTAAGCCAAAAGCTTTGTTGATCTATTATGGGTATTTGAACTCCTTTAATTACTCCAACAATTCTTGGAATAATGAATTAGTCGCTCAAGATATGGCTAAGTATAGTCTTATAGTCTTAGGTGGGTCCATTGTTAGGCATGAGTCGGGAAGCCATACTGGGAGCAATGGGGCAGCATCCCTAGAGGACACGAGTAAGAGCTGGGAGACAAATGAGCTCGTTGGGCTTACTGTAACAAACAGTACCGACGGGAGTTCTGGTACAATAACAGCCAATACGGCTACTACAGTCACGGCCACGTTATCTGGGGGTACCGATAATGATTGGGATACTGATGACGTGTATGATATTCGTCATCCAGACTATACAAACGCTTCGACTATCATAGCTAGGGTAAAAGCTCTTAATCCGAGAACGAAGATTTTTGGATACGTGAAAACTCCACTTGAGTATACACCCTGGACAGCTCGGGTTAACGAGTGGGATGCAGAGGGGGTTCATGGGATCTTTATGGATGAGTCCGGGTATGATTATGGTACTACATCCACAAATAGCAGGACTGCGTTCAACACTAAGGTTGACTTTGTTCACGGTAAAACCAATTCGAACCTTTGTTTTGTTAATTCTTGGAATATGGATCATGTGCTGGGTACAGTGAACGATGCCTCATACCCAAACACTACGTGGAATCCAAGTTTAGTTGAGTCCAATTTGACTTGGGATGATTATTATTTGCTTGAGAGTTTTGCGGTTAATACTTCGGCATATTCCGCGAACAATGGATATGAGTCAAAGGCCAATTGGGCGTATAGAGGGGCTAAGGCCATCGCTCATCGATATACGTATGGAATTAATCTTGTAGGTTCTGGAATAGTCTCTAATGGAAACGCAAATGGGAGCGACCTTTTCAACTTTGGGTTTATTTCAGCTTTGATGTTTGCTTTGGAGGCTTTTGGAACAAGCGATGCTTATTATGGGGCTTCGTCCGCGGAAGTCGATTGGTGGAGTAGGCCAGATGTTTCTGACATGGGTTTAGTTTATGAAGTTACGCCGGTTATTCAAGTAGATGCAGGTGATTCGGATGTCTATCACAGATATGTCGAGTTTGGTAAATTGTCGCTGGACTTTTCTACCGGGGCACAGAGCTCAAGTATTACGAAGTACTAGGGTTAGGGATATTGGTTTGTGTATTGCGTAAGTATGCTCTGATTTTAGGATTAGAGCGTATTGGTATTGAGCATGTTCTTGGGGAAGACATGGAGTTTGGGTATGGACAAAAGGGATGTTCCATCAGAGCCGACTGGAGTGAGGCAGCAAGATATTCGGGCATTACATGCCCGAATAATGGAGTTGGAGCTTCGCATGAAAGCCGAGTTGGACAGAAAAAAGGACGCAAAAGTTGTAGACCTGGAAGTCGTACAGCTCAAAGAAGCTGTAAGCAAGCATGAATGCAGCCAGATTACTCGTATAGAGCTTATGTCGTCGAGCATGTCGGCCATTCAGAAGAGTATAAGCAATATTGAGGGAAGCATTAGCCGATGGAAATCTTTTCGTCTAGGAGGAGTGCTCGCGATCGTTCTAGCGCTGATTTCCGGGGCAACCTATATAATCAGGGCTGAAACGAAAGCAGATACAGTTAGCACTTCGGTAAAACGGATTGAAGAAGACGTAGCCGAGATGAGGGAGCAGTTCGACGGGATAACCCCGAAGAAAGAGGCCGATGAAGAGACTTTAAACGTTATTCGAAGTACGATAATGGAAGCCCTTTCCGGGAGGTAACGTGGAGACACATGTAAGGCAGGTAGGGGAAGTTGTAATATCGCAGTTCCCTATATTTGATGAAGACGGTGTTTCGTATCTATCAGGTGTGCTTCCGAGTTCTTTTGATATTTCCCAGTTTCGCAATGACACCGAGGTTGCGGTTACAGCTACAGTTTCGGAGATAGGTACCAGCGGGATTTATCAAGTTACGTTCACCCCCACCGATTCGGCGCAGTGGGCTATCGTGGTAAAGCTTCCGAGTACAGGTGACGTTTGGGGCATGCATGTTACCTCATTTGTTGAAGACTTCAATGGGGTATCGGAGGCGCAAATGAACGCGGCATACGATGAGGACACTTCGATACTCTTTCTAGAGATGTGGTTGGATAGGAATGGAGAGACGGTGCTTACTGGGCTGGTTTCGGCCAGTGTTGAGGTGTACGACGACTTAGAGAATCTTTTATTTTCAGGAAGTTCGAGTACACCTAAAGTCGATGGTCGGTTTAGTGTGTCAGGTGTTGTTTCTCTAGTGGAGAACCGGCCGCACAATGCAGTGGTTTCTATAACTGATAGTCTGGGAACGGTCGTAACCGGACAGGCTTTCACCACGGTGGGTTAGTGTTTTTAATATCGAAAAATAAGCGGTCTCAAGTGCTGTTTCGTCGGGGGTTGGAGGGGGATAAGCCACCGGATATTTTCTTTGAGTCGCCGCTTAGGGTAACAACAGAAAGACTGATTACTATGGTGGATTCACTTAATACAGTGGTGGCGTCAGAGTACGAGTGCAAAGTTGTGGATGAATTAACAATATCCCTTGAGAATGAGCCTGTGTTATCTTTGGGTTGTGAGTAGGAGGGTCTATGAGTGTTCCTAATGTTTTAAGGGTGGTGAAGAAACGGCATTCTCAAAGGCCATACCTTAGAGTGAGAGTCAGCGGGTCCGATGAGACCCCTTTTGATTTCACGGGTGCCTTGTCAGTCACGTTCACTATGGTCAATAGAATAAGTGGAGTTGAGAAGGTCAATTCGGCCGGGGTTATTGTAAGTCCGGTTACAGAGGGCCTACTCGAGTATCAGTGGAAGGCTGTTGATGTAGATACCGCCGGAGAATATATTGCAGAGTTTGACGTGGATTACGGGGCTGGGGAAACGATGACACTTCCAGAAAATGGTAATATTTTGGTTACTATTTTTGAGGATGTAAACGACGAGTAGGTGATACTATGGCTGCAAAAATAAATATCGAAATCACAGGGTTTCCTCTAGGCAGTCCGGGTGAAAGTGAAATTCATCCCTATTCTGTGATTGAAAGTTCTTCTCCTCTGATTAATCTTTCGCTGACTGATGACACGGGGGTAAACCAATATTTTTGGTCTTTTGTTTCTAGACCCTTAGGGTCTACGGTGACCCTGGTTAACGCCACGTCACCCATAGCGAGTTTCAATCCGGATATAGGTCTTGCTGGAACGTATATTGTTCAGTGCTCACTGAATAATGGCGCAACCATTTTGACTAATGGGGTTGCTTTCACGACAGAAGTTATGGAAGTTCGAATACCCAGCGCAAAAGAGACCAAGGAGTTCGATGCCTATGCGGGATGGGACCCGGCTTTACAGGATTTCATGCGCAAAGTCGACGACGGCATCGGGGGAATTGGGGCGACCTACTGGGAGCAGTTTGCCGGCAGTCTCATTGGGGGCTCCGGGGTATACCTGAAACCGGCATTGGACGAGAGGGTATCACTTCCAGCAGGAACCTACAATGAACCTTCACTTGTCTTTGGTGGGGATGCCGATACCGGGTTTTGGCTAAGGACTACAGGGGAGCTCTCATCCACCATTAATGGGCATCCAGGGGTAACCCTATATGAAATGTTTGATGGTCTCTATTTGGAAAGCTATGACGTGGATGATTCTCGGTATGAGTTTTATTTGTGTCATTATAAAGAGTCATCAGCCGGCCCAGCTGCCTTCTACGTAATGGCTATTGGTACAGACGATAATGCAGGGTCAATCCTTAATTTATGGAGCAGGGCAGGATATACTGTTGGAAGTAGTTATGTTGAGGTAGCTGCTTATGATGGGACAGATACGCATGTCGGGGTTAGTGCCTATAATAGTTCAGGGTATACCAGTTCAATTTCTATCCTGGCTATAGCGGAAGACATAACAAGCGTTAATGTTCACTCTCGTTGTATGGGTACCGAGTGGTCTTATCTACAGATTACATCCGAGTCGATATTTGGAGGGGCATCTCTAGTACTGTCGTGCAAGGGTAAAGCCGGAGCTTCGGTGGATGAGGGCAGAATACAAATAGGTGAGAGTAATACGGGTAAGATTACCTTCTGGAATGCTGATATTTATGCGGCTCCGTCTTGGCCGGGTGATTATGTTTACCTAATCGATGATTTCACGGAAATGGATGATTATTATAGTGCTTTTGGGGAGGTATCTCTTATTAACGCCATAGTCCAAGCATCGACCACGGGATTTAGCGTTTCGGGTTTAACAGAAGATCAAATAGTTTTCGGGGCCCCGAGTGGGGCGCTCGATCAGTCTCCGGATTTCATGTTAACTGATACTTTAAGGTTTAAGGTAGCTGCCGATTCAATTGTTTCGTATGATTATTCAAGCGTGTTTGGTAGGTATGTAAATTCTGAGTTTTCAGGAGCCCAGTTTGTCGCCTACTCTAGGCGAGGTACAGATACTGGCTCTGCTCAGGTCGCTGATAATTTAGTCTTAGTTTGTGAAACTACTGGGGATGATACGGCATCATTTCGGTTAGTTTCTGGGGGTACGGATAATCCTATAAAGCTTTCAGAGAATCGGGTTATGGCTTTTAAGGTTAAAGTAGTATCTTCTGGGGTAGACACAAGTACAGGAGTTCGGGTGCAAGAACGTCATGTGCTTTTTTGGAATAGTTCTGTAAATTCCTGGGATTGGGGGCCGGCGGCTACAGTCATTAATGATAGGTCTACTTGGGCGTCTTCTATTGGGGTTTATATGGGGGGTGTTGACGGAGAGTTTGGATTATCGATAGCAGTTACCGGAACAAGTGGAAATCCGAATATTTTTCATGTGGCTTATGTTACTGAAATGGTTATAGCTCAAACGGCGTACAATGCGAGTAGTTAAATGAAGATAGAGAATGCTAAAATTCGGTGTATAAATCTTGAACGGTCACATAAGAGGTGGATAGATATTGTCACATTATTTGGCGATAAAGTGGTACGGATTGACGCCGTAGACGGGATGCAGTTTGCTTCAGGTGAGTGGGACCGTATGGGCAAGCCTTGCTGGGCTGAACTCCCTCTCGATGTGACTACAAGGTATTTTGAAATGTACCCTACCACCTATGGCTGTAATCTTTCTCATATTAAGTCATGGGAGCACTTTTTAAACGGCGATGAAGAGTGGGGAATCTTTGTGGAAGATGATACTATGCCTATCAAGGATATTTTATCGGTAGATATTCCCGATGACTGTGACTTCTTCTATCTTATTGGGCCTGACCATCCGGGTTACCGTATAGGGTTATTCCCTGATGGGCAAGTGCGGTTTGCCCGGACGTTGGGGGCGTATTTAATGTCTCGCAAAGCTGCTGAACTGGCTATACGGGCTATGAATACCCATTATTATCAGGCCGACACCCAAGTGCCGATTAGAATTTTTGACTCTATGAAACATCATAAAATAAAAGTGCCGAATTGGGCGGACTTGCCCAGGGTAAAAGCCTATGGGCCTACTGAGTCTATAGTGGGTCATTCTGAGCACGCAGAGTTGTCAACGTTTACGATTGATGGCAAAAAGAATTGGATACCAGATGAGCTAAAGAGTATAAAGTATACCAGTCATCAAAGGAGGCACCATGATAGTAATTACAAATAATCAATTGGCTGTAGTTAGCGCAGTGTTCGATAAGCTCGGAAACACAACCGATGAGGTTTCGCGGTGGGAGTTTGCAGTTAGGATTTGTAAGTTTAAACCGTTTGTTGATGCATTAAACGAAGCCAGAAAACCATCCGAAGGGGCAAAGAGATTCCAGGATAGACTACAGGGTTTGGCCATGAAACACGGGTCTGTCGTTGAAGAAGTTAATGGGTTTCGTAGATATGAAATTCCCGAGGGGACAAAGGGTGCATTTGCTCGGGAGCAAGAAATTCTCCGGAAGGAGTATGCATCTGAGTTTCAGGAGTTTGTTAAGCACCAAGAAAACTTGAGAACGCTCGGGAATAAAGAAATAGAGTTGGACATAGAGCCGATAAAGTATGAATGGTGTGATAACCTGATTAATGCTAAGGAGGTCGCTTTCCTTATGGGATTGGGGCTGATAACGGCCAGTGTTCAAGAAGACGCTAAAAATGTACCCAACGTTATGCGCAAAGTAGGAGGTTGAATTGCTCGGATGGGGCATTCAGTATTGGGGCATAGACTACTGGGGTGGTATAGGGCCTACTTTAGACGAAGGGTTTGGAGAGTTTCAGTTCAGGGTGGTGGCTATGTCCCAAGGGTACACCATAAAGGTTACTCTAACCACTCCGGATGCGGCTGATAGCCCCCAGTGGTCTCGAAGGTTTATGATTCTTCGTAAGAGTAACGAATGGCCGCAGGCGGTCGATGATACGAATGTCTTTGTTATTTCTGATGTAGTTGATTTGGGGTCTACTGAGTATTCATTCTTGGATCCTGATTTGGTTGCGGGCAAGGACTACTACTATCGGCTGTTTCTTTTGGGTACAGATGGGATTTGGTATTCAAGTCGAGCTGAAATGGATTCGGCTTACCCCTATGAGCGGTGGGGGAGTGCGAAGTCAATGTATATGAGCCTTCCTAGGGGATGGAGGTCTCATGACGAAACCCAAGATTTGTACAACTTTGTGGAAATGTTCGGCGCGGTTGCGGACAATCTCAAGACCGATTGTGAATACTTAAAGACTCTGTTTTCTATCTACGATGTTCATGAAGATTTACTCCCGATAGCGGACAGCAAGATTGGGTGGCCAACTTGGATTCAAGCCGGAGGGGTTCATAAAAGGCGGGATTCGGCGAATGCTGTTGAGACGTATAAGCGGTTAGGAACTGAGTATGGGTATAGCCAGCTTTTTGCCTCTGTTACAGATTGGGAGTTTACTCTCACTTCCGGGTGGAAGTACCTTTTTTGGTCGAACAGTGCCTATAGCACCACTCCGGATTTAACTGATCCTGATTTATTGGCCGATGTAGGCGGAGTCGGTGACCTCCTTCGGTATACGAACGACCCCTCTAGGT